TAAATGTTCTTCCTGTCTCGTTGTCGTGTATCACTATCTTTTTAGAATTGAGTAAAATAGTTTTCCTAAAATAAGTATTCAGGAAAGTTCTAATCCTCTCAATTTTTCTTTTCTTTTCTACTTTACTTTTTGCTTTTACAAATCGTGTTAGGAAATCCATTTTTATCTTTGTTATCCCAAAATCACCGAATTGCTTAAGTGTTCTATGTAGCTGTTTGTAATTTGTCTTATTCTTCTTATTCACCAATTTCTTAATTTTATTCTCCAGATGTTTATATCTCTGATATTTTGAGTAATCCATAGTATCACTTATCCCAATATTCTTTATTTCTATCTTTTATACTGAATAACCCATCTCTACCTAGTTTTTTTAACTCAAAAATTCCTATTCTGCTATTCTTTTTTTTCTGTATTGTCTTTAGCATCTCTGCTATCATATTAATACTTATACCCACTCTTTTTTGATTTTTCATTCCCTCACCTCACTAGGTTTATTAGTACCAAATGGTAGGAATTGACACTCTTTTTTATACATAACATTTATAATTTCTACCACTACCTTCTCTCTATGCTTATACCTCACATACCTTATACCATCTACATAAAAGCTATCTGTTATCTCCATATCATTACCTCAATTCTATCTTTATTCTAGGTATATCCAGCATGTCATAAAGCTCTATCTTATACAAATCTCCATGATACACCAGCATAGATATAGCATATTTCCTACTATTCCCATTTGGCTTTTTGGTTTTTAGGTTCATAACCACCTTTTATTTTGAGTATTTATAAAGACACTAGGTGGAGGATGTATATTTTACACAATACTCTTTTATTAAGCCTTCTTTTGATAGAAATAAGCTGTTTTATGCCTTCTTTCTGTCGTGTGTCGTATATCTATGTGTCGTATATGCTGATATGTCTATTATAATATATATATTGTAGTATATATTCAGGATTCTTCGCATTTCGGCTCGATTCTCTAGAATTTAGCATTATATTTGAGAATATAATAAGACATACATACGTTATCTGACGATATGATAAATCAGACTTCATTTATGGCTTTATTTGAGGAAAGAAGGCTTATTATTACTTCCTTTGGGTATTGGAGGATTATCCTATATCAGAATTTAGACGATAGTATATACGACAGGCAACACCCACAAATAAACAAGAGAGCTATCTCTAGGTGTGTTTTTATTTTTCTGTCGCTGTATTTATCGCTGTTTCTGTCGCTGTTATGAGAGAAATAGATGATATTTTCCGAACTTCTAAAAAACAATCCATTATATAGGGGAAAATTAAAACTTAGTTAGTATTCATTCATACTGAAGTTCTACGAATTGGGGTGTTTGTTTTTTGAAGTTAAAGCCGCAGAACTCAAAAAGAGGTTTACAATTGTCACAGAGGTGAAGGATTATACAATTTTTCCTTTTTTCGCCTGGTTTTTTGTGCCATGGGGGGTTTATCCACGATCTAACTATGTGGAGTGAGCCAACTTCAGATATATGGTTTTGGCAGTTTTGGCATGAAGTTATCATAACAACCCCAGCCAGATTTCAAGCCCCGCTAGGTCCCACAACCACAGTTCGTTTATGTCTTCTTCCAACATCGCTTCTTCGTTTTCTAGTATTTCGTTTATCAATTTCATCAATCCTTCTAAAATCTAATATTACTTTTCTTGGCAATTCATAAGATATCCTATAATATATTGGTTCTTTATACTTAATTTTAAGCTTCTCAAAAATAATTTTAGGAATATATACCCTTCCCCCAAAATATTTTTGGTACCATTCGAGCGATTTCCAAGTTTTTTGTTTCTTTTTTATTTTCAATTCCTTTGTTCTTATTATTTGTATTGTGCGCTTAGCTGCTCCAATTTTTTCTGCTATTTGTTTATCAGTTAATTCTTCTTCTATTATCAATTCTCTTATTAGATTCCTGTCCCATTTCTTGGGAGGTACTTTAGGCATATATTTATATAACATTCTAGCTTTATAAAGATTTCTATAATTTAATATAACATTTAAATAAGACTTAATATGACATATAAATATGATTCGAAGTCGAAAATCAAGAAAGTGGGGAAAAAGAGGAGTAACAGTGAAAGTTTATAAACAACAAGAACCAGATGTTTCTAAAAGTTTAACAATTCATGGCTATTCGATAGAAGAAATTTATACTAATATCAAACATTGGTTTTTGGCTAGAGAATTGGCAAAAAAAGACTCACCGATAAATATAATAATAGAGGAGGATTAATATGGTAGAAAGTATAGTTCGAGAAGAGAGAGAGTTTCGAAAAAAATTAAATAAGTGGGATGAAGAAGCAAGAGAAGCTAAGAAAACACTCTGTCATACATGCATTAGAAGGGATTATAAAAGAGGAATTTTAGCTCCTTCTTGGGAACCATATTCAGAAGGATTTACACACCTAAGAGATGTGGATATAAGAAGTACAAAAGACCAGAGTAAAGTCATAGGAAAGATGGAGGAATATGAATGTCCCAAAGGACATGGACTTAGCAAACACACATACTTTAAGAAAAAGGTAGAAAAGGATGAAGACTAAGATTGAGGTTACTTTAACCTGTTCCAGATGTAATTACAGAGACTTAGTTTTCACCACTTTTTCTAAAACCCAAACAGCTTCTCAAGTCTATTGGACTTGTCCCGAGTGTGGAATGAATAAAACATTGACAGTTAGAAAAGTAGAACCAGAAGAAACGAAACCAGAAAAAGCACCAACTTCTAAGAGATATAAATATATAGATGGAAAAAGAGTTGAAATAGATGATTTGGGAAACCCAATCGAAAAGAAAAGAAAGATAAGACTTCCCAAGAAAAAGAAAGAAAGAGTTTCTGAAACTAAAGTTACAAAAATATGAAATATCCACCAGTCTCTATAAAGGAATTCTTTGAGACTTGTGCGAAAATAGAAGGAAACCCTATAGAGATATATGATTATCAGAATGAATTATTTAGTTGTAATGGAGATTATAGAATAGTGAATAAAGCAAGACAAATAGGTATTTCCACTGCAATCGCCATGGAGGCTCTCTACAAAGCAATCTGGTTTCCTCATACTACTATTCTTTTTGTATCAACTGGAGATAGAGCCAGTAGAGAATTAATGAAAAAATTAAAACTTCTATTGAGTAGTATGGAAAATTTTGAGTTTGAAATAAAGACAGAAGGGGGAATAAAATATATAACAAATATTACAACTGCTGATACAAAAACAATTATTGAATTAAAAAATAAAAGTAGGGTAATGAGTCTTCCAAATAATCCCGATACGGTTAGGGGATTTAAAGCAGATGAGGTTTATATAGATGAGCATGCTCACTTTGAAAATCCTAAAGAAATATGGGAAGCGGTTCTACCTAGCATCACAAGGGGTGGTAAGATAACTATAGTATCCACACCAAGAGGAAAAGTAGGAGAATTTTGGAGACTGTGGGATGAAAGTCAAAGAGGAGAAAATCAATTTATTAGATTCAAATTTCCCAAAGATAGAGTAAAAATTCCTAAGATTCTTGAGAAAATAGATGAAAATAAAAAAGTTATGAGTGAATTACAATTTAAACAAGAATATGAATGTGAATTCCTTGATGAAGCTATATCTATGTTTCCTTATGAATTAATAAATCCCTGCGTAAAGAAAAAAATCGAATCAATATATAATATAAGAACACTTAATCCAATTTATGTAGGTATTGACTTCGGTGCTTTGAGAAGTTCTACAGTTATAATTATTGCTGAAAAACATGAAAAAAAATGGATAATAAGACCACCAATAAAAGAATTTTTAGGAAGAAAAAGAACTATGGGAGAAGAAACTGAAGCCGACTATCGACCACAATTGAATTATATAGGAAATTTAATATTTAGTATAAAACCAACCAGAGTTTTTGTGGACTCAACGGGGTATGGATTAAAATTATTAGATGAATTGAGAGTAAAATATGGTGGTTTGGTTCAGGGAATTACATTTACCAATCCCTTGAAAGAGTCTTACATTTTTAGCTTAAGGATTCTTTTTGAAAACAAACAAATCGAAATACCAGATAATAAATATCTTATAGATCAATTACATAGTTTAGTGAAATCTGTAACAAGAGGAGGTTATCAGAGATTCAAGCATAGTTATGGTAAGTTTGATGATTATGTTTGGGCTCTTTGTCTTGCTGTAAGTCCTCAAGCATCAAAGTCTGGAGTATTCAAAGCTATTGCAAGGAAGAGATAAATAACACAAAAAATAAAGGTGATATATATGAAAAGAACGATTTTGGAAGCAAATTCTGAATCGAAAACCATTAAAGCTCTTGGAATTGAGCTTAATGTCGATTTAAACAAAGTTAAAGTTTTAATCAATGGAACTGATATAGCTGAAATGATTGTATTAAAAGACCTAAGAATAGTAGAGGAATAATATGCCATGGGATATTAAAAAAGAAAAGAAAATAGTTTCTGAAGATTTGGGAATTTTTATTAAAACTTATCCACCTAAAACTTATACTGAAGCATCAAAAGCCGAAGTTAAAATTATTCCAAAAATATCAAAAGAAGTGGGAGAAGAACATCCTTATAATTTTGAATTATATGAAAATGCTTATCGAACAGTTCCAATAATTCATGGTGCTATTAATAAAACTGTAGATTTTGTTCTTGGTCCAGGATTTTATATAGAATGTAAGAATAAGACAGTAAAAAACAAAATAGAAAAATTCATGGAAGACCAAGATTTTGATACTTTTTTGAGAATAGTTACTAGAAATATGTTAATATATGGTTCTGCTTTTGTCGAAAAGGTAGGAAGCAAAAAGAAATTCAATCTCAATGTTCTTGATCCCAAGAACATTTTTATAAAAAGAGATAAACATGGAAAGGTAATAGGTTATACTCAATATCTTAATAGTGGAAAGAAAATCCCATTTAAACCAGAAAAGATTGCTCATTTTGCTTATAATCAAACTGGAGATAATATTTATGGAACATCAATGCTTAGACCATTATTTGGAAGTAAAAGAGTAAGGATCCTACAACAATTTCTTGAAGTTCAAGAGGCAATGAAATCTATTATTAAAAGAAGAGCAAATTCACCAATTCATTTTAAAGTGGGAACGGATGAATTTCCAGCAACTGCTTCAGATATAGAAGCAATAGCAGATGAATTAGTGGATTTGGGAGATAAGAACGAACTTGTTACAAGCCACACTGTTAGTGCTGATGTTATAGGATTTAAAGGAAGACAAATTGATATTAGACCATTCATTGAACATTATGAAAGTAATATTATTTATAATTTAGAAGTTCCAGCAGTATTACTTGGTAGAGCAAATGTTCCAGAAGGATTAGCAAATGTTCAGATGGCTGCATTTGAAAGAAGAGCAACATCTCTACAATCATTTATCGAGAAAACAATAGAAAAGAAAATATTCAAACAAATAGCACCAAAAACCATTATTGAATTTCAGTGGGGTGAACCAACAACAGAAACAGAAGATGTAGTATTGAAAAGGTTAATGAATTTATTAAAGACACCAGATTTAAGTTCTGATACTAAAAGACAAATAGATATGTTAATAAGAAAAAGGTTGGGAATTGAAGGAGATATACCAAAAGAAGAAACAACATCTATTCCTCCAGTTTCAGAACCCAAAGGTGAAGATTAATGTTTCCCGTACTAAAAGAAATGCCTAAATGTCAAGATGGTAGAGTATGTAAAGGGAAGAATAATGGATTCATAGTAGCTACTTTTGAGAAAGGAATGAAATTTGTCTGTGGGGATTGTTATCAAGCTGCTAGAAAAGAACTATTAATGATTCTTGCAAGTTATAAATTAGATAGAAAAAAGGAATTAGAAAAGGATAAATAACACTTTATAAATAGATTCTTTATGGGGATAGGTATCTGTCCAAGATGTAAACAGTCATTTTCTTTCAATGATTATGATGTAGACCATGTTCACACTTGTAATTCGGGAATTGAAAGATTAGATGATGAAGATTTAGTAAGAGTGAATATACCAAATATGAATTTACAAGGAATTCCAAATAGAGTTCAAGGAACAGAAGCGGGTGTGAGGGGAGAGAATATAGATACTAAAAATGTCTTTGGACATAGGGAATCTACTCATAAAACAAGACAACATTATGAATATATAACACTAAAATAAATTATTTTTAAAGAAAAAAATGCCAAAATCATTTGATAAAATTTTAAATGGTGTGAGAAGAAGTCTAAAAGGACAAACAAATCCAAGAACTAAAAAACCATATACAGATTCTGAAATTTATGCGATTGCAGTCGCACAATATAAAAAGAAATATGGTAGAGCACCATCAAGAGAAGATACATTGAATTTATTAAAAGAAATAGATCCCAAATTTACAATTTTAGAATATTCTGTTCCAATTGAAATATCAGAAGCCGGAAGAGATTTTATAATTACAGGGACTGCAATTGATGCAACTGTCAGTAGAAATAATATCAGATACTTACCGGAGGAATTACAGAAAGCAACACACTCACTTAAAGGAAGACCGATACTTGATACACACAAACAAGACTCTGTAAAAAATATTTTGGGAACAGTTTCAGATGCTTGGTATGAAAAAGATACTAAGGCAATCAAATTCAAAGGAAAGATAATGGATAGAGATATTAGAAATATGATTTCTGATGGAAGAGTTAGTCGAGTATCAATTGGTGCAAGAGTTCAAGATTTAGAAGAAGAGGAAGATTCAGATATCAGAACACCAAAGGGATTGGAATTCATGGAACTAAGTTTAGTTCCAATAGAAGGAGTTCCTAATGCGACAATATCGCAAGCTCTTTTTGAAAAATTTAATTTTTTAGAGGAAGTTGAAAGACTTCACGGAGAAATGGTTATGGAAGATAAAAAAATAGATAAAATGGAATTAGAAAAAATAGAGAAACTTATAGATAAACTAGAAACCTTCGAGAATTATTTAAAAGAACAGGAAAAAGAAAAATCAGCAGAAGAGGAAAAGAAGGAAGAAACTCCTTCTGAAGCTGAGGAAGCATTCAAGAAAGAGAATGAAGAATTAAAAAGTAAATTAGCTGAATTTGAAAAAGCTAAGAAAGATGCTTTAGTTCAAGAGGTTCTTGATGTAGAAAAGAAAGTTGGTATAGAAGACACAAAAGAAGAATTAGAAAAATTATCAAAAGAAACTCTTCAAGTTCTTTTAGAAAAAGTTAAAGGTTTGAAAGTTGAAGAAGCCGAGGAAGAAGAAAAAGAAGAACCAAAGGCTGAAGTAGAGACAGAGAAAACAGAAGAGAAAACAGATCTAATCATAGAAAAGAATAGGGATGGGGCTTCAATTTGGAGAATGCCCAAGAATCCTAAAGAAAGATAATTATGGCATACGATAGATTAGTGATATTGGATGATGTAGGAAGGTCACTTACTTTCAGAGCAGGTCGTGTAATAAGCGGTGGATTCCTCGTTGGATGGTCTACAGGTGAAGATATAGTAACTTCGGGTGGAACTTTCGGTGGATATGCTTGGAATGATGTTACAGTTGATGCAGGAAGTGTTGCTACAAATAATTTTGTAGGAATAGCAATGACGACTGCTGCTTCAGGAGCAGATGTATCAATTGCTACAGAGGGAATATTTGTATTACAAGCAGGAGATGGTGGAATAGTTGGTGGAGAATTAGTACAAGTAGATGGAGCAGGTTCTAATATGGTAGATGTAGCTACAGGAAGTGCTTATTTCTGTGGAAGAGGATTAAGTAAAGCAACAGCAAACACAGGATTTGCAGTAGTGAAATTAATATGAGATAAATATGGCAAATATACAAGAATTTTTAGCAACGGATGCAGGAACTGAAGGTCAATTGCTTATCGAAAGAAAGATATACGATACCCTTATCGAAGCTGTAGAGAAAAAGAGAATAGGAAGAGGATTAGCGGCTATTTACATAGGTCCTAATGGAATTCCAGGTTCATCTGTTGATATAGACTTAGTAGATGTAGATAGTTTAGCAGTAGTTAGAGTTGCTGAAGGAGCAGCGGTTCCAATAGAAACAGTTGGTTATTCAAGCACAAACGTCAAACCAAAGAAATATGGTGTTAGACCACTTATAACAAAAGAAATGCAAGAAGATTCTAAGTGGGATTTGATAGCACACAACATTAAAGTTGCTGGTATTGAAGTGGGAGAAAATGAAGATGCTCTCATAGTATCAGATGCTTTGGGTGATGCGGCAAATACAGTAACTGGTGGGGCTACTATAACAATAGCAAATATAACAAGAGCTATGCAATATCTAGAAGATGAAGACTATGCACCAACAGATTTGCTTGTGGGTCCAGAAGTTGCAAACGATTTGAGAAATATCGATACATTCCATGAGGCACACAAATTGGGTAGCAGAGAAATGCACACAACAGGATTTTTAGGAACTATATTGGGAATGAATGTGCATTTGATTGCTGGAGATATATTAAACACCCTACATGCCTATGTAATCGATAAAAATCATGCATTTGTAATAGTAGAAAAGAGACCTGTTACAATTGAAAGATATGATGATGCTACACACGATTTAAGTGGAGTTGTAGTTACTCAGAGAATCGCTGTAGATTCCTTAAGAACCAACGCAATTTGTAAGATAACAACTACGTAATAGTAGTTAGGTGAGAGAATATGACAGTAGATGGACTTCGACAAGATGAGATTTGGGTAGCGACAGGAACAGTTGCAGTATTTTCAGGAACAACTACATTTGGAAATCAGATTGTTGGTAATGCAGGAATATCTGGAACAACATTAAGAGGTTCAAATGTTGTATTTACAGGAAGTGTTCAAGTTCAAACTTATGGAGTACCAAGTATAGTTACGGGTTCTCCAGCAGCAATGACGAATACTTTAATCCAAGTTGGACAAAGTGGAACAGATGCAGGTTCAGAACAATGGGTAGCATTCCACAGAAAATTTGGTGCAGCAACTGTAAGAATTGTTGCAACTACAGAAGACGATACTGCTGCTTTTATTACAGCAGGTAGTATTAGTGCAGGTAGTTATTTAGCTACAAGTCATGGTGCAGCTTCAGCAACTTTTGATTGGATAGCAGTTGGAACAAGATAGTAAGTTTCTAAAATACCTATAGAAGTATTTACAGCGCTAAAGGGCAAAGGGAGGAGAATATGGTATATGAAAGAATAAGGTGGACACAGATTCCGAAAGAGAGTGGCTCAATTAGAGGTACAGGGAGTCACTTTGATGTTTATGCAGAACATCCTATAGATGGAAGAATAACTAAAATACAGTGGGAATTACCATCATCATTGGCACCTTTACAAGCAGGTTCTGCGTTAATTACACTATCTGGAACAGGAGAACAGGTTCTAACAATAAAGAACGTATTTAATGCTGATTGGTATAGATATGTAAGGACAAAAATATCAGATGTAGATGGAAATGCTCTTACATTAGATTCGGGATGTGCTGAGATAATTTCTAGAGATTCAATTATAAGAATAGTTGGTTCGGGATTTGGGCTTCAAACAGGAAGCGACGGTGGAATATTCAAAATATTCTATTATTAATAACACTAATTCCTAATGATTTCTATGGAGATTGAAGAGATTCCACAAATAGAAGAAGATAGAATAAAGGAATTGGAAGTAGATTTAGTTCTTGATGAGAAAGGATATCAAAAATATACTACTGGGAAGATTAATGGATACCTTAAACAATACATTTTTCTAAAAGATAGTATAAGTCCAATTAGAATTTTAATTTTTTTAGCTAGATTTCCAGATTTATTGGTTTTTGAAAGAGATATTTATAAAATTACTGAAACTTTTCTTCCGGAAATGCAACCACAAGATGAAACAGGAACAAATCTTACATTTGGAACTACTAAAATTCCTATCAATAGTGGATTAATAATAGAAGTAAATGGAGAACCCTCTCAGCATGTGAAAATAATAATAAATTACGAGTGATATGGGAGAATATTTAATTGATGTATTAGCGGGTGGAAGTGTTGCCACCTATCAAAAATCTGGAACTGCGGTTGCTTTACATATATGGGACCTATCTCCTTCTGCAGCTGGTAGGGGATATGCTGGTTCCGATGCCTATCAATTTGTTAAGTCGGGAACAACTTGGATAGCTGAACCAGAATATAGAGAAATAGTTATAAGTGGAACACCAGATTTCATAGGTTCAGTAGCTATTGTTAATATTGGTTAAAGGATCGGTAAGGGATATTTTTTTAATTTCTTCATAATCCTCTTCTATCTTTTTCTTCATACTGAAACCCCCCAATATTTAGGAAAAGTCTAAAAGAATTAATATAGCATCCACAACGCTTGGATCGATTTATATAAAGGGTTCACCCACACAATGGACCGGCATTGGTTCAGTAAAGATTTTTAATGAGGCTTTAATTGGTTCAGTTAATGTTGCTGATGCTACAATATCTGCAGGGTCTATTAGATTAATTGCCGGTGCTGAAGTTATTGGTTCAGTAAGGATTGTAGATAACTTATGGACTGGTGTTGGTTCTGTTATTTTAACCACAGGTTCTCTTGAAGGTTTTCAAACTACAGCAACTGATATGAAAGTAGATTTAGCCACAGTTGGTTCTGTTATAATTTCATATCCTACTCATGAATGTATAAGAATGTGGTCTGGAAGTCCTGGTTCGCTTCATAAATTTTCTTCTCCAATAAAGACTGTTATAGTAGATAATTTGGGACCAAATCCCGCCTATTTTACTTTTGATACCACCACAATAAGTGCCGGTTCACAATATCCACTCTTACCAGCCATGGAATCTCGTTCTTTCGATTTGTATTGTGGAAGTGTTCTCCCACTTTGTTCAGGAACTACAGGTTCCACCGAAGTACAAACTATAGGATTACGATGACAAGTATAATTGCCCAAAAAACACTACCAGAAAAGCATTTTGGTGCTAAGTTTGGTAGTGAGGGAAGCACAACTACAGATACAAGTTATGCAACAATAGCAGATAGTGATATTGCTTTAGATCCAGATTTATATAAACATAATGGAAAACTCTGGGTAAGATTTATTTATCATATTGTTAATTCGGAATCTGATAGAACCACATCTATTCAAGTATATAGACAAAATGCAGCAAGTGCAGTTGTTAATTCAGAACAAACAACTGTAAGTGACCATAGTGTATGGCAAATTAAAGACACTGGTTGGATTGATTGGTCTGCTGAAACGGGAAGTGAAAGTTATCAGATACAATTAAAAACCTCAAATGTGGCTGGAACAGCAGAATATAATTCAGCTATTATGTTATTATCTTGGAAGAGGTGGTAATATGTCTTTATATATATTAAAATCTTATTATTTAAAGTGAGTAAAATGAAAAAACCAAAAACAATTCAATTTATGAGTGAAAATCCTTGGAAAACAGGAGTAACCAAAATAATGGAAAGAATTGCTAATATTTTAGGTATTCCAGCAGTAGTTATAAACAAAAATATTAAATCAAGAACAATAAAACAAATAGGCGATTCTAGTGAAAAAAGTCTTTTGTTTAAAGCCAAAAAGTAATGTAGTCCAATTTATGTGGATTACTTGGATAGGTGGGGGAGAGAGAGTAATGGATGTTATTGCTAAACAATTTTCTGGAAAAATTTATACTTTAGCTAAAATGGGAAGAGGGGAAAGGTTTAAAAATATAGAAGAAATAAGCAATATAGAAGAAAAAAATGCAGCATTAAGACTGCAATGTTATTGGTGTTGGTAATGGAACCATTTACTTATACGTTTGTCAAGCATGCAATAAAACTAAGACCTTATTTTGCGAATAAAAAAGAATTACAGGAAGCAGATGTATTAATATTTCATTGTCCTTTTGATTGTGCTTTGCTTGATAGTTTAGATAAACCATCAATACTCTATGAACATAGGGCAGGAAGACCAAACACTTTCATGTTTGATATAATGTTAGAAGAATCATGTAATCCATTAATAAGATACTCATTAAGAAAAGATAGAGGGGGAGTTTTAAAGTTACTTAAACAATTATTCCAAAAACCCAATGTAATAATTGTAAATTCTAAATTCATAAAAAACAAAATGAAAGAATGGTTTGCTATTGATTGTTTTGTGGTAAATCCACCAATTGATTTGAAGAAATTCAGACCAATAAAAAGGAAGAGAAAATATTTCTTATCTGTTCAGAGAATGGATTGGCAAAAAAGAATAGATGTTCAATTAAAAGCATTTGAGGGAATAAAAGAAAAACTAATATTAATAGGACCAGGAAATGAAGACTTAATGAAGAAAATAACAAAGGACATGTCGAATGTAGAATATCTTGAAGAAGTAAGAGAAAAAGAATTGATAGAATTGTATAATGGTGCCAAAGCAGTAATTCAAACAGGATATTTTGAGGATTTTGGATTAGTTCCTATAGAAGCAATGGCTTGTGGCATTCCTTCTATAGTAGTAGATGAAGGTGGATTTAAAGAGACAATTCATTCCAATTGGCTTGGAGTAAGGGTTCATAATCCTTATGAAAAAAGTTTAAGAAAAACAATTTTGAATTTTAAACCTGAAAATTATGATAGAAAAAAAATCAGAGAAGAAGCAAAAAAATATGGTTTTGGAAGATTTAGAAAACAATTGGAATATTATATAAAATTGGCAGTGAAAAGACATGAAAATAAATGATTTTTTTATTTATTTTGGTAAAAAATTCTCATTGGTTAGTAATATTTATGCTTGGTTTAGAAGAAGATTTTTATTAAAATATAGGATAAAATATATAGAAAATAAATTAAAACTAAGAAAAGGAAATTGTTTGAAATGTGGAGAATGTTGTAACATGTTTGGAACGATTTTTAATACTAGATGCATCTTTCTTTCAGAAAATAACTTATGTAATATTTATAAAGACAGATTCATTACTTGTAAAAGTTTTCCTATTGATGAGAACGAATTGAAATTAACTAAAATGAATAATTGTGGTTTTTATTGGTGAAAAAATATGATTTATAAGATAAACAAACAGGATTAAGTGTTAGAN